CATGAGCGTAGCACGCGTCGAGACCGTCAAGAAGAGCCGCAAGGACCAGGGCAAGTGCGGGAAGTGTGGCACCGAGTTGCCGGCAGGCTCTGCATACCTGTACTTCTACGTCGGCTTCCGCAGCAACTACAAGCAGGTCCGCTGCCTCCGGGCCGAGTGCTTCCCCCGGCCGAGCGAGCGGGAGAGCAGCCTGGCCTCTTCCCTTCTCGCAGCCCAGGAGAGCTTTCACGACCAGGTAGCCACGGCGGACTCCCCGGAGGACATCGAGGCCCTTGTGCAGGAGGTAGCCGACGCTATCGACGAGCTCAAGGGCGAGTACGAGACCGCGCTCGAGTCCTGGGAGAACGGCAACGAGCAGCTTCAGGAGAAAGTGGACCACTACGAGGACCAGCACTCCGAGCTCTCTAGCTGGTCCTGGGACGGGAACACCGACTACGACCTGTGCAGCGAGCACGAGGGTCGCGAGGACAACGTGCCCGAGGAGGAAATCCAGGAGTGCGGAGCGTGCCAGGAGAAGCGTGAGGAATGGCTGGAGGAGTGCCGTGACGCAGCCCGCGAAGTCGTCGACGCAGTCGAGACCCTCTGACCCCCGGTGCCCGGCGATAACCTTCGCCGGGCAGCCGGGCCACCTGCTGGTGCGGTGCATACTGGCGGCAGGCCACCTCCGGAGCCACTTGCCCTCCTGGACCGAGGAGGACCGCAACGATTAGGCATTACTCTGGAGCTACGGTATAGTTCTATTTGTAAGGCACGGTAACACGCAAACAAGGAGAACGAAATGGACGCCAACACCGCAATCTCAGCCCTGATGGGCCAGGTAATGGACGACCTCGAGCAGTCCGCCATCTCGGACGGTATGCCCGGTGCATACGCTCTGACCGGTCGGATCGAGATCAACTTCGCAGCCAACCGCAACCAGGTCGCCGTCAACCGCATCTGGTTCGAGGCCACGACCACCCCGCAGGCCGGTCCCGGCCCGGAGACCCGGTTCTGGGTCGCGGAGACGGACACGGTCGAGCGGTTTGGCCCGGCAGCCGGGACCCGGCTCGCCACGGCGATCGACCTCGAGGAAGCCTTCCTCTACGACGAGGGATAGCAGGTTCGCCGGAGGTACGGGAGCTCTCGTACCTCCGGCGCTCCGCCTCTAGCCACCATAGGCTAGAGACGTACACAACGAAAACAGGAACCATAGGGGGACGCATGAACAAGATCAAGAAGGCACTCGCAGGGGTTGCCGTCGCAGCAGCCATCGTTACGGGCGGTGCAGTCGCAGACGTGGCCACGAGCCACAACACCTCCGCTGCCGAGGCGTACACGTACACGCAGGGTCCGGAGAAGTGGCAGTGGGACCGCATCTACTCCGGTGGTCGCTACTACTGTGGCGTCTGGGCATACGTCGACTACAACTGGTGGGAAGAGACCTTCCAGGGCAAGCGCGACGGATGGCAGCGCCTGTACTGGGCCTACTGCTAAGCCACTGAAAGATGCCCCCGCCCCGCAAGGGTAGCGGGGGCATTTTGCTTTCCGGCAAGTATGCCGTATCGTTTACTCTTGTGCGGGTGAGGTGTCTCCTCCCTCTGAAAGCACGAGGGAGGTTCGGGGTCGATGGCAACGGCATCGTTCTGGGGCAGAGTGGCTGATAGCCTCGACCCCGAATCCTCCACCTCCTCCCAGTGGGAGACCCCGGGTAAGCTTGCCAAGGCAACCAACCCCAACACGGTCCAGACCCCCGCGCTGGACCTTATCGATGAGGCCCTGGTAGAGGCGTTCAACACGCCGGACTCCCGCCTCATTATCTCGATGGCACCGCAGGAAGGCAAGTCGGTTCGAGTTGCGAACGACTTCCCCGTATGGTGCCTGACCAAGAACCCCGAGCTCCGCATCGTGACGGCATCGTACGGACAATCCCTGGCGAACCGAAATGGTCGTGCTGTAAGGAACCGCATCCTCACGCATCCGGAGCTCGGACTTACCATCGCCAAGGACAACGGCAGCGTCGCCGAGTGGACCCTGGCCGGACACCAGGGCGGACTGCTCTCGGTTGGTGTGGGTGCTGGTGTTACCGGTCGCCCGGCCGACCTGATGATCATTGACGACCCCATCAAGGACCGCAAGGAGGCCGACAGTGAGCTCCAGCGCGATTCTGTCTGGGACTGGTGGACCGATGCCGCAGCTGCCCGTCTGGCTCCTGGTGCTCCTGTCGTCATTATCCTTACCCGTTGGCATCAGGATGATCTCGCTGGCCGTCTGGTAGAGCGTGACCCGGAAGCCAACTGGCAGGTAATCAACATCCCCGCCCGGGCCGACCACCGCCCGGAGAAGGGCGAGACGGACCCTCTCGGACGCGAACCGGGCGAGTACATGGTATCGGCTCGAGGACGTACTCAGCGCCAGTGGGAGCTCCGCGAGGCAGCTGCCGGTGCTAAGACCTGGGCATCCCTGTACCAGGGTCGCCCGTCGCCGGACTCCGGTGGCGTCTTCCCGCCTGAAGAAGGCTGGGCACGCTACAGCTCCCCGCTGTGGGAGAGCAGCTACGACGACGATGGCAAGATCGTCTGCCGTGTACCGGGTATCGGCCGGGCTGACCACGAGCTGGTCCAGTCCTGGGACCTCACGTTCAAGGACACCAAGGGCAGTGACTACGTCGTTGGCCAGGTCTGGCTGCGAGTGGGCAACACCGCCTACCTGCTGGACATGGTCCGGGAACGACTCAACTTCACCGCCACTGGCAAAGCCATCAAGGAGATGTCCCGCAAGTGGCCACAGGCTATTGGCAAGTTCGTCGAGGACAAGGCCAACGGGCCTGCTGTCATCAACGCTCTCGGCCGGGAGATTATCGGCCTGATCCCGGTGGAGCCGGAGGGCAGCAAGTACGCTCGAGCCTCCGCCGTCTCGCCCCTGGTCGAGGCCCACAATGTGGTCATCCCGACCGAGGGTGTTCTCAAGAACGTCACGCAGCTGCTCGAGGAAGCTAAGAACTTCCCCAACAGCTCGCACGACGACACCATCGACGCCATGTCGCAGGCCCTGAACCGGCTGCTCCTCCTCCCGCTCGACGAGCTGGACGAGATGCACGAGCCGGGCGACGTGTACGACTTCTACAACGAGCACGGCTGGTCGGTCAGCCCTGTATGACCTAAGGAGGCAGGATGGGCAAGATAGCTCAGTGGTTTGGCTTCGAGTCCGATGCCCCTTCGGCACAGGAAGTGGCCCTCGAGAACGAGGTAGAGGTCCTGCGCGGTCGGCTCGAGGAGGGCTTCGCCCAGCTTGAGCTCGCCCGGGACAACGCAGGCTACCTGCAGCTCATGGCGCAGTACTCCGAGGACTTCTCCCGGGACGGACTCCGCAGTGCAGCCGACCAGGGTCGCCTCTTCGGCGTCGCCAACCCGCTGATCAAGCGAGGTCGCGAGGCCCGGCACGCATACGTCTGGGGCCAGGGCGTCTCCATCGACGCCAAGAACTCCGACGTCAACGACGTTATCCAGGCGTACCTGGACGACGAGGGCAACAAGGCTGCGTTCTTCGGCTCGCAGGCCCGCCAGCAGTACGAAGGCTGCCTGTACGACGAGGGCAACTTCTTCCTGGCGCACTTCACCGATCCGCTCACCGGGCGGGTGCAGGTGCGGACCCTCCCGTTCGACGAAATCTCCGACGTCATCACCGCCCCGGGCGACCGGACGGTGCCCTGGTACTACAAGCGTCGCTGGGTCGAGACGGAGACCTTCGATGGCGTCACGCAGTCGGTCCCCAAAGTGGCCTACTACCCAGCTCTCAAGTACCAGCCACAGACCCGGCAGCGCTTCATCGGCGGTGACCCGGTCTTCTGGGACAGCCCGGTGCTGCACGTCAAGGTCAACGCAGGCCACAACTGGAAGTTCGGCATCGGCGACTCCTACGCTGCCATCCCCTGGGCACTGTCCCACAAGGGATACCTCGAGGACTGGGCGCTGCTGATGAAGGCCCTGGCGAAGATCGCCTACGTCACCACCAGCAAGTCCGGCTCGCAGGCACAGGCCAAGCGCCAGTCGCTGAAGGGGCTGGGCGAGACTCCTGCCGGGTCCACCGTGAACCTGTCCGAGGACCAGAAGCTCGAACCTCTCAGCAAGTCCGGAGCCACCCTCGACTCGGAGTCCTCCCGCCCCCTGGCCACTATGGCAGCAAGCGCACTGGGGCTGCCCGTCACGGTGCTGCTCGCAGACCCCGGCCAGACCGGAGCGCGGGCTGTAGCGGAGACGCTGGACTTCCCCACCCGCCTGACCATGCAGGCCCGTCAGCAGCTCCACACTTCGGTGTACCAGGACAGCATCGGGTACATGCTGGAGCAGGCGGTCATCGCACCCCGGGGTCCGCTGAGGAAACTCGGCCGACCCCTCCGGGATGGCGACCGGCTGAAGGTGGAGTACACCGACCCCGACGAGACCAGCATCAACGTCACCTGGCCGAGC